ATGTCGAGTTCGACCGCGATGGAGCAGTATCATGGCGGTGTTGCGTCGCACAGGTCGGCAGAGGGGAAAACGGTCCGCATACCATATCGCGGGTCCGTCGAAAGCACAATACTTGATATCCTTGGCGGTATCCGTTCAACATGCACGTATATTGGCGCAAAACGTGTGAAAGATATACCGAAATGTACGACATTTATTCGTGTGACGAATCAAGTGAATCAGATTTATTCTGGAAAAGAACATAAGGCATAATTCGTATGACCATATATTGATAATCATATTACATACATACGCATCCACACATCGACGCGCGAATATGATTATCAAAATCGATTGTCGAGAGAAAGAGTTAATGGATATTATGAAACCGGCTACTGCTACCGCTGCACCCACTCCTGATCCTGCACCCGCACCCGCACCAGAACCCGCACCAGAACCAGACTATTATATAATGGACCTCGGCGATGGAATGACGATGAAGGTGCCATTTCCGAAAAATAAAGCGCTACCGGTACAAAAAACAAGAGGACCAAAGACAAGACCGACCGTATCGAAATCTCTAGAACACCACGAAATCAAATCTGAGAGATTGCCTATCGGTGATATTATTCTTCATGACCCCACACATGGACAAGGACTGGGACGGGACATCGTCATCTTCGAGAGAAAGACCCTCAACGATCTCGCAGCAAGTATTCGAGACGGACGGTATAAAGAACAGTCTTTCCGTCTCATCGAGACCGCCGCAGCCTCCGGATTTCACACCCACAATATCGTGTATATTATCGAAGGCGACCTCTCACGATATGACGAGAGACATAGTCGGATTACAAAGACGGCGCTTCAAAGCGCAATGGTGTCGTTGTTATATTATAAGGGATTTTCGGTCATACGCACGATGAATTTAGGCGAAACAGCGGAGTTGATACTGAATTTTGCGGACAAAGTCGCGAAAGAGAGCGCCGACGGCACGAGACCAGCGTATGACGATGATACGACGACGACAGCCGCCGCGGCACAGGCATATAGCGAGGTCTCGACGAAAAAGGAAAAGCGGGATTACATCACACGAGATAATATAGGGGAGATTATGCTGGCACAGGTGCCGGGGGTTAGCGCGAAGATGGCGGCGGCGATTCTGGCGAAATACGGCGGTTCTATTTACGAGTTTTTAGGCGATTTAAACCGGAAAATCGACGATTACGAAGAGAGTCTGTCGCCGGAGGAGTTGTCGGGGGCGCCGTCTCTGACCGGGTTGATGTCCGAGAGTATAGAACCGATGAATAAGAACAAATACAAGCACGTTTCGGAGTGTTTTAAGGACGTGACGGTGGATGGAAAACGGAGGATAGGGAAGCTGACCGTTGAAAAGGTGTGTTTTTTTTTGGGATGATAGTGTAAGAAGGAGGTGTTGTAAATAAGAGTATAGATGGCGGGCAAACGAGAAGATAGATCACCACCAGCTAAGCTGCCGAATTTAGCACATTCACCACCACCACCAAATGTGGTGGGAAGAGGAATGGCACTATTAGCAAGACCAGTAGAAGGAGTAAGAGCAAGAGCAGTAGCAGCAGCACTATCAGGAGTAGTATCAGCAGATACAAGTAAAGTTTCTAACAGAACCTTCAAATCGTTCAACTACACGCGACCCTGTCCAACGCCAACGAGTGATAATGGCATAATGATGGGCAATTTAAGATTTATACATAGAGGGCAACCTGTAAAATACAGTGTCGAATTTACTGACGAACGACGTCACCCGAACCCTCCGGAGCGGGGGGGGGGGTACACTACTTTTCTTCATTTCGATGTAACTTGTATTGATAGTAACGGCCAAGCCATCACCATCACAGACAAAGCCCCACCAGAAGTAAAAGTCCCAACGAACCTTGAACATGTTGATATGATTAAAAGAGCGATACGTCTAATACTTGATATATTGAAAGATGCTGCGGCAGGCGGTGTAAGTAAATCAGATATGATGAAAATACTCATAGAACTCGGCTTCGATGTTGATATAATTAAAGGTAAAACGATTGATGGTCTTATTGAGGAGTTAAAAAATATTGAGCGCGAAAACGGATTCATTACACGTCATCCAAAACCAGCCTATCACGAACGTTCAGTTGATGGTTTATATAAAATGGCTTTATTCATGGCACGACTATTATTTCTTGAAACAGGATCTTTATCAAAGTTCTCATCATTTACAGTATTTGAAAAGGGACTTTGGAGAGCATGTAATGCTTTTGTTCAAAATGGGGGGGATTGGAACGGTCTGGATAGTTTAATAAAAATTATAGCAAAGGAATTTGCTTTACATTTTCAAACACACGCAACAATCATGGACCCAGCATCACCTTGTCAATCGGCGTTGGTTTCATCGATGCGACGTGTTCTGGGACAAAGATGGTTTAATACGGTGTATGGATTATCAGTAGCTAACCGTAACCTAACTATTGAGCTAGTTCAAGATTGGTGTAACGAAAGAGAAATCAGAAATTTACAATTAAATGAGACGGAAGGGCATTTCGTTCCGACTGATGCTACTCATGTTACATTAAATATAAGGTGTCAAGGCGAAACTCAAACATTTTCCGGTCCTGTATATTCTACTGTGCCTGGTGAATGTGTTGATAGGTGGGAGCTGACATCACAACAACGTTTTAATGGTTTTAATAGTATTTTATTAGGAAATACCGCAAATGGGAAGGTATTTTCCCAAAATCCCTTAAATAGAAAATTAGCATTAGCGTGTACGATTGGTAAAGAAAATGGAGATTGCGACCAAATGTATGCGATTTTGTATTATGCCATACAACTTGCGACACATCGATATTATAATAATACAGCTGGGCTATCATGGGAAGCATGTTTTAAAGAGGTAATGAAGGAAATAATGGTGGTTACATGCGATCGTGTAGTATATTATACATGTATGTGTTTAAAAATACCTTGTACCTATACTGGAAGTGGAGATGGTGCCGTATATGTATATGAACCGTACAAGAAGGATTTGTCAACCACAGAAGTTAAAGCGAGAAATCTAGATTTATTAGAAAAAAAAGTAAAAGCGGAATTTGAAAATTCGATGAAGTTTTTGAGTAGTCAAGACAAAATGCTTTCAGCGGTGATGTTCTGTGGTATTTCATCTGTAAGGTATAAAAAGCCAGATACACCCGATGTTCAGTATGAACCATTTCCTAATAATTGTTATACAGAAATTAAAGATATTGTAAGAGTTAAAAAAGATAGATTAGATATAGTAACTAAATGCGTTTCATCTATTAAAGGCGCGATACAATTCGGCCCTACACCGTTATTTATTGAACTACTTGCTAAATTTGCTCTGGCAATTATTATTACCAATTTGGCGGTTTTAAAAGTAGTTATTGATATCTTTTTAGCCACTTTTAGTAAATTTCAAGATTTTGATACTGCGCTTGATCACGAGTTTACTGACCCAGATGTTAAGGATACACTTAAAAGTCCCATTATCGGTAAATATTTCCAAGTTCATCCGGATGTAAAGTATTATCAAGATATTGCGACTGATGTAGCATCAAAAGTATCAGTTTCGATGTCCAAACCAGCTGATTCCAATTTATATTTTGATTTTTTAGCAACACTAAATAATTATATTTTAAATGACGTAAACAATAAATGTGTAAGCACCGCACAAGAACGTAGCAAATTTGCACAATCAGGCAATTTAACTCTTTATATATTAAATAATGTGATTATTCCTAATGCTCTTGTTATTGCTTGGAGAGCCCGCGCACCACCTGCAAGAGATACACGATTAAATGCAGCTATTGTTGGTAATCAACAAGGAGGTAGAAGGCGCAAAAAAATAATCCAAACAGGAGGTGACCTAACAGATGATATAATTAACGAAGCACTTGAAGTAAATTTGAATGACGACGCAAACATGAATGTTTTCGTTGAAAAACACCGCTCAAAAACAGATGTATTAAATGGTATAATTCAAACACAACTCGATCCATCTGTATTACGACATTTGTTGACAGGATTGACATTACAGAGAGAAAATAAAATAACCAAACTAAATGATATTATCTCGAAGATGAGTCCGTCCACACCTTCTGCTTCTCCTGATCATAACGCACAATATACACAACGACCACAGGCGGTAGTAGCATCAACAGCATCGGCGGCAAAACCAGCAGTAAATTCAGATTTGTTAACTATGTTAATTTTAGAACGTAACGGGCAACAAGCCAGATTAGATAAAGAAAATTTCATGAATGACATGTTACGAAATGATACATCTGAACAAGATAAAGAGAATTATTGGAAAACCCGAAATGAACTTGTTCTCGGATTAAACACGGGAATATCTTTGACAATAGTTGAGAAAACTGTGCTAGAAATGTCCGATATTGAAATGTTAGTGTGTTTGTATGCAAGTATTAATGATTATTGTTCCCGAAATAGTACTACATTAGAAGCTTATTTGATGGGTGCTTATCAGCTGTTATCGGGTGCGCGAGATAATCCTAAACCACTTACGTGGGTTGATATAGATATTCCAGGTCAAATAAATGAGTTATATACTCAGTTTAGACAATACTATTATCCTCCTCCTCCTATTCCTCCTCCTCCTATTCCTCCTCCTCCTCCTCCTCCTAATCCAGCTGCGATTAGGATAACAAATTATCTCTTGTATGGAGAAGATATCTCGAATCCAGATAATATTATTGGTGATGATATCCGAATATTAATATTATTAATGTTGCATATCTTTTTATATGAAGTAATTATGGATATGATTCCCGATAGTTATGGGAAAAGCTTACAAATAACCAAAGATATAGAACTATTACTTGAAAAAACATATACAATATCAAGTTCAATAGACCCGTCAAATTATACCGAGGAACAAATTCAGGAGGCAAAACATGCGGCAGCCTCGATGTCTGTATCCTCAGGCAGAGAAGTCAATCCCGTGCTTGACACCGGCCCTGGCCCCCGCGGCTTTGCGACTCAATCATCCGGCCCTGGCTTCGGCTTCGGCGGCTTTGGGTATCATTCACCCGGCGGCTCTGCGACTCAATCCACCGCAGGCACATACCCCGGTGGCGCTGCGACTCCACAACATACAAAAATGAATGATGATCCGGATAGTCAAGGTTCAGCAGTGAGTGTTGGTTTGCCGCAACTTGAACGAGCATCGTTTTTTGATCATTTAAAACAAGCGGCACAAAATTTGTTTGATCCGAACCAGCAACGTAAAGGAAGTTCGGCTAGATATGGCGGTTCAACCGCCCGCACCCGTCGCAAACTCCACCGCAACCACCGTCGCACCCAATATACAAACAAGCACAAACGTTCCGCTAAATCCAGCAAACGTGCGACTATTAAACATCGCAAATCATATCGCAAGCACAATCGCACAGTAAAACGCAGCAAAAGTCGTCGTCATCGCAAATAAAATAATCTAATACTAATTCAGTATATTACATTATTATTCCGTTCCATTCTATTCCATCCAAATATCTAATCCCCTACCTCAGACACAATGAACGCCATCCTCCCCTCCTCCTCCGCCGACAACACAGACACCCTCGCCAAATACGTAGTTTTAGGCATATTCCTTATCCTCGCGCTCGTCGCCATCCAGTATATTTTCCGTAATCAGCTAGGGATGATCGAAGGTCTCGCCAATCGAAAATCCAAATCGAATGACCCCCTCGACGACGAAAACGACGGCGACATCATCACTATCGCCAAGCGCCAGGAAGAGCTTACTACGATGACCCAGAAATCCCTGAATATGGACTCGCATTACAACCATTACAACAAAATCATCGAAAATATGGATGAGTGGGTGAATGCGAAGATCGTGAATTCTCTCAAAAACGTCTCTCGGGAAGTCCATGGCGAAGGCAAAATGGAGGACATCGTTCGACACATGAACGAGTTGAACACCATGAACAAATTCAAGCTTACGCTGGAAGATTGTGCGCGATACATAGACACGAAGTAGTTCATCTCTCCTTCGCTATTGCGCCTCACTCCGTTTCGCTCCATAACTCCATCGTTCGAGGTCTTTCGCTATTGTGTTCCTCAGTCCTACGTCGTTCGGTATTACTCGCAAATTCAGACGTAGGTTTCATTAAGCGAAGCCCGAACGAGAGAGTAATGGAGCGTAACGGAGTGAAGCGCAATTACGTAGGAGAGATGAACCAACATAATGTCGCATCATAATCCCACATTACAATTCTCTCGACACGTTCATTTGTATTCCCCAACAGGTCATCCTCAAACACCTCCCAGCAATCAGCACCGTCACCCCACCCGCGTCGTTCGCTGCGTATCCATCTACCCGCATACGTAAATCCCTTCGTAGTAAAATACCGCCAATCCTTCCGTCGTAGCAGAGGGATATATTCCCATGACTTCCGTGTCGCATACGTATATTCATAACGCTTGTCTGGCGAAAACCGCCCATCGGGCATCGGCATCCGAAAGCATTCGATTTCTTCGGGGTGTGGCATCGTTGTCATCGCGCTTGTCATCAGGGTATGTAATTATATAATAATACATAAATACATAAATTAGTTTTATACGCTTTGCGGGATTACGCAGCAGGCCGCCGTGCCTTCCCTAATTCAACATCCGCGCCACGACCCCGTGTCACCGCATCACCCGCATATCTAGCGCTCCGGTATTTCTCATCTGCCGCAGGAACACGCATCGGCACCAGTGCTGATGTATCAGATCTCGCTGCGTCAGGTCGTGTCCTGTCAACATAAGCACCTGACGCCACCACAGACTCAGAAAACTGCTTCCCACCCCAGTTCGAGTCCATCGGGTTATCGCTATATGTCATCGATAGTTCCTTCGCGCGAAATGCGGCATCATGAGCAGTATAATCGCCCATATTAAAGTTAAGCGGATCGAAACCGTCATACATCTGATTGTTAAAAGGGGGATTATCGCGCGAGGCATCCATCATCTGGACGAGTGCGGCAGGTGCAGGAGAGTAAGGCACATTCGCCGAGAGACCGCCCTGTAAATCTGCGGGGGAAGGGCGAAACTTATAAACGGCTTCGCCTTGTGCGTTGTATGAATACTGTAAGAAAAGGACGGGGCATCGAATACCGCGTCCTTTCAGCCATTCGGTAAATTCAGAATAATCTTCTAAACTTTTGAATCGGATCGGATTTACGCCAGGGACCTTTTCAACTTTCGAATTATAGAGAAAGATTTCGCTTCCGTGCTGAACGAGGATATTCGGGCATCGGTTTGTTTGTATTGCGTTATCAGCGACGGATTGTGCGGCGGCAGTATCAAAGCCTTCGGTGCCTTCTTTTCTGACTGTCATCGGTAGTTTGGTCTCGGCAGCGGTGCTGGCCGTATTACGCAACTTTTGCGCTTGTTGTGCGTCAGGTTCAATATTCACGTATCCCTCCGGAAGAGATGCCTTGGTGGGTGTTTTATATGTAACATACGCACCAATTAAAAATAATATGACAATAACGGCAGGCAAAACACTTTGTAATTTGCTAACTACCTTAATAACGTCGAGTTCTTTCACTACCTTCGAAGAATTATCTTCAATATATTTAAATATATGGCTAAGCATATTGGTTGTTATTTATATACTACGACGATAAATTATCCAATAAATAATATTATATCAACAATATACAAGAAACACCGATTATTCGAATGTTACAATTTATCGAAGTAAATGACGAAATCGATAATTTTGAAAAGTTCAACGCCGCCGCAAAACACGCACACGACCATCCAGATACACACGGCCTGCTCGTGAAAATATATGCGGATTGGTGCGGCCACTGTCAACATATGAAATCCGATTGGAAGCGTCTCATCCATGAACTGAAAAAAAACTACCAATGTAAAAAACCGGGGTGTGTTCTTACAATCGCGAATATTCGCGCGGTGAATTTAGAGCCATCAGACCCCGTCATTCAAAAACTGAAATACATACCTAAGGATATTCAGGGAGTGCCTTTGATTGTGTATATAAACAAAGGAATGCGCAGCCTAGAATACTCCGATGAACGCATTTTTCCTAAGATGTTGAAATGGGTCGTATCGCATCCGGATTTTGGATTAGTAAAACGTGGTAGTTCGAAAAGTACGCTTCGCGGTATTACAAAAAGAGCCAATATTAAGTTTAAGGAAATTCATCGTAATACATTAAAACGATTTCATAAAGAAATGCGCCGACGACGTAAACGAAGTGTGCGTTCTCGAATGCCGACACCGGTCGCCGCCCCCGCCGCACAAGTCCCAGCATATTTACGCCAACAATAATATTTTATGATGCTATAATATAAAGAAAAATGCAATCCAACGCCGCAGTTTGCCCCCTTGCTTCGGTTATTTTGACCCTCGTGGTTATTATCAATATTCTTGATATTTATTTAGTAGGTTTTCAGTTCGCGATTATATTTACAAATCTAATCATTTCTTTATTCTTCGTCTGGTTGGCGAATAAGACATGTGACAAGTATCAGTGGGTGTCCTGGCTAATCACCGCTTACTTCGTTATTTCTATTATTGGCGCGATGGCGATTTTGACCGACCCTACGCGTTACCAGCAGAATTCGGCGGCATCGGCGGGGGGTGCCAACGGAAAGAAAAAGGTTCATTTCAAGGAATAAACCAGGAACACATTTCCATACTCCTATTCGTCATCATTCATCCGCACACGAATTGTGAAGTCAAACCGTGCGTGTCGAAGAAAGACGTATAAACCGACAAAATTCATCGCAATAAGTAGTAGTCGGTAATCAATCGAAACAATCGAATGAAGTAGTGTATAAAGTCCGATATTTGTTTGAAACAAGTTGTAAATCATAAATGCGATCCAAACATAGAAAGGTGACGCGTTGTGGTTGTAGGCGACGTTGGCGTTCATAATAGCGGCAAGATGCGTATTCACGTTCGTTCGTTCGTTTGAATGTAAAGAAACCAAGTAAGTATTCTTCAATTTTATACAATCATACAACCCCAGTATAAAATTGAAATAAAAGAAAAGAGGTAAGGTTAAACACAGACACGACACACATAAATGAGAAAATTCAAGATTATCAAGAAACCCATACCAGCGACCACGACCGCTGCCGTGACCGCGCCACCAGCAGTTGTCAACGACATGTCATTCCGTCTCATCGACTTCAACGTATATGATTGTATTCCTGATACAAATACACACTCCTCCGCGTCAGAAAATAGCGCAGATGATAATAGTTCGGTGGCTTCATCCGGTTCTGGTAGTGGCGGCGGCGGTGGCGGCGGTGGAAAAGGACGCCCCATGATCGATGCCAACGAATTCCGTATCCAGATGTTCGGCATCAACGAGCAAGGAGAAACCTGTTCTATTTTCGTAGATGATTACCATCCCTTCTTCTATGTGAAGGTTGCCGACCACTGGACCAACGCCACGAAATCTGCGTTCATCCGCGACATCAAAAAGAACATAAAGAGCCGTTATTACGAAAACAGCATCCTCACCGAAAAATGCGAGATCGTGGAAAAGCGCAAGCTCTACGGTTTTGATGGGGGGAAGAATCACAAGTTTGTCCTGCTCGTATTCAAAAATACGACGGTGATGAATCGCGTGAAGAACCTGTGGTATTGCGATATATTTACGCCGCGTGATGGGAAGACGCGGATTCTTAAACCTGACGGTTATATGTTCGAAGACCCAAAGACGAAGACCAAGACCAAGACGTATATCTACGAAGCGAATATTCCGCCCATCCTGCGTTTCTTCCATATTCAAAAAATCAGTCCATCCGGTTGGGTGACATTCTCCACGAAGAAGACGCGCCTCATCGAGAAATTTACGACGACATGCCAATATGAATACCGCTTGTCATTTGAAGACATCATCCCGCAAAATGAAAAAGAGACCGTAGTTCCCTACAAAATATGTAGTTTTGATATTGAAGCTAGTAGCAGTCATGGCGACTTTCCGATTCCTGTCAAATCATACAAGAAGCTGGCGACGAATATTGTGGATGCGATATTTGCGAAGAAAGCCGTGCATGCTGCGGTTAGCGACGAATACATCACCGACGATGAATTGACGCATATGATTTATACAGCGTTTCTGTATTCATACCAAGGCCGATCAGCATATCCAGGTATTGAAACGATCTACCCGAAACGACGCCCGAAAGAGGCAGATATGGCGAGATTATGTCGGCTTGTGTTATCGAAGGAGTTGCGGCATTTAATTAAGCAGGAAGTCGTCGCACAAGAGAACACGATTGAACAAATCTTCCTTCAAATGGCGGCCACGGCGAAGCAAGAAGCCGCGAAAGCGGCGGAGGCGAAGGCGAATGGGTCCGATAGCGATGGCGATAGCGAAAGCGACGACGATGATAATAAATGTGAGAATGACCATGATCCCGTATTCACATCAAGGTCACTAGGCGCACCCGTCACGGCCGACCTATCCGTGAAACTCGTCACATTAATCAACAATCCCAAACACACTCGTGAAGAGAAGATCAAAATCGTAAGTGATACACTCGGTTCCATCTTCCCCAAAGTAGAAGGCGATAAGGTAACGTTCATCGGTTCCACGTTCGTGAAATATGGTCAAAACGCCAACCGCCCTTACCTGAATAACTGTATCGTTCTCGATACATGTGACAAACTCGACAAAGAAGTACCAAATTCTGAGATCGAAACTTATACGACGGAAGCTGATGTGCTTGTTGCTTGGACACGCCTGATTCAAAAGGAGAATCCTGATATTATTATCGGTTATAATATTTTCGGGTTTGATTACCAGTTCATGTTTCGGCGCGCAGTAGAGACAGGATGCTATGAAGAATTCCTGAAACTGTCCCGCAACTGTGACGAGTTGTGTGCCAACGCAGGGGGTGGTAGCGGCGGCGGCAGCGGCAGCGGATTCATAAACCCGAACACCGAAATCACAGCGGATAATGTCGCGATCGAGCAAACCAAGATCGCCCTTGCGAGTGGTCAATATGATCTTCATTATATCAAGATGACCGGTCGACTTCAAGTTGATGTGTATAATTACTTGCGTCGCGATTTCAACCTCTCGTCGTATAAGTTAGACGATGTGTCAAGCTATTTCATCGGCGACTCTGTCAAAAGTGTAGAATATGACCAAACGACAGACACAACCCGCGTGATATCTGGGAATCTCCTCGGTCTTGAAGTAGGAAATTTCGTGAAATTCGAACAAACGAATCATTCAACCGACCTTTATAAAGACGGGCATAAATTCAAGGTCGTCGCGATACCGGCACCAAGTGAAGGCGGCGGTGGCGGTGGCTTTATCGTTGAAGGTTCGGCAACACCGGACATGAAAATGATGGTGCGCTGGGGTCTCGCAAAAGACGATGTCTCGCCGCAAGATATATTTCGAATGACGAATGAAGGCCCGAAACAACGCGCAGTTATTGCGAAATACTGTATTCAGGATTGTAACCTGGTCCATCACTTGATGAATAAGATCGATATTATTACGGGATACACTGAGATGGCGAAGATTTGTAGCGTGCCAATCAGTTTCCTCGTAATGCGCGGTCAAGGTATTAAACTCACGAGTTATGTGGCGATGAAGTGTCGCGAGAAAAACACGTTGATGCCGGTGATCGACAAAGACAGAAGCGAGTCCGGATATGAAGGCGCGATTGTGTTGCCACCCAAATGCGGACTTTACCTCGATAATCCAGTCGCATGTAATGATTATTCGTCGCTGTATCCGTCATCGATGATTAGCGAGAATCTGTCGCATGATAGTAAAGTATGGACAAAGGAATACGACAACGATGGCAACCTCATTCGTGAAACGGGGGAGCAATGCTACGACAACTTGCCGGGATATAAATATGTTGATATTACGTATGACACCTATCGATGGACGCGCCCGAAATCTGCTACGAAGACGGCTGCTGCTGCTATAAAAGTGAAATGTGGAACAAAGGTGTGTCGATTTGCGCAATTTCCGGAAGGTGAGAAGGGAATCATGCCAGCGATTCTAGAAGAGCTCCTGCTGGCGCGTAAAACGACACGTAAACTTGCGGAAAAACAGACAGATGCGTTTATGGCGAATATTCTGGATAAACGCCAGCTTGGTTATAAGGTGACTGCGAATTCATTATACGGACAGTGTGGTGCGAAGACGAGTACATTCTACGAGGTGGATGTTGCCGCTTCAACAACCGCAACTGGACGCAAACTCCTTACTTATGCGCGTCGTGTGGTCGAAGAAGCATATGGCGATATCATGCTGCCGACATCGCATCCTACATACCCGATCGTCCATTCGAAGGCGGAATATATTTATGGGGATACGGACAGTGTATTCTTCACATTCAATCTTGCTACACCAGAAGGTGTCCCGATCCGCGGCAAAGACGCGATTGAAATCACGATCGAGCTCGCGAAGCAAGTGGGTGATTATTCCTCCAAGTTCTTGAAGGCACCTCACGGATGGGTGTATGAAAAAACGATTTGCCCCTTCGCACTTCTTCGCAAAAAAGGGTATGTCGGTGTCTATTATGAGCAGAATCCGAATAAGGGCAAATTGAAGAGTATGGGTATTGTCCTGAAACGTCGTGATAATGCGCCGATCGTGAAGGAAATTTATGGCGGTATCATCGATATTCTGATGAAGGAGCAAAACGTGGATCGCGCCATCGCATTTCTACGTGATAAGCTTCAATATATGATTGACCAGAAATGCCCGATCGAGAAACTCATCATTACAAAATCGCTGCGTTCCGATTATAAGAATCCGCAGCAAATCGCACATAAGGTTCTAGCCGACAGGATGGGTGTGCGCGATCCAGGCAATAAACCGAATACAGGCGACCGTATCCCATATGCGTATATTCATAATGACGCGAAGGGGGCGCTTCAAGGCGACAAGATAGAACACCCCGATTATATTCACGCCAAGAAGCTTCGGTTGAATTATTCATTCTATATAACAAATCAAATCATGAAACCGGTTCAACAATTATTCGCGCTTGTATTAGAGCAGTTGCCGGCATTTCAAAAGAAAAAAGGGCGGTTCTTGGACGCAATCGAAACAGTCGCATCAACGATCGACGACCCGGTAAAACGGGAAAAGAAAATAACAGAGATGAGGCATAAGGAGGTTAAATCTCTGTTATTTGATGAGTTCTTGGTGAAGGCTGATAATCTGAATAAAGGGAATCGTGCGATTACGAATTGGTTCGGTGGAAAACGCGATATAATCAATCCACTTCCATAATGTCATCATCGTCATTATTATTACTATTATTACTATTCTGATTCTCTTGACTGGTTGTAATCATATTCGTTACCGTATTTATAAGATTGCGATACATCTCTTCGTTATTCATATGTGAAGGTAAATCATAAGAAAACGTAACATGGTCTCTATCTGCGCTATCGATTGAAATATTTCTAGGAATATTCGTATTCTCTCGGCGAATCGATTCCGATTGTGGTGATAATGGCTCCTGACTTGACGGAGGTTGATATTGACGAATGTCACCTCGACACATAGGGCATGTGGGATGATTTACAAACCATTCTCTCAAACATACCCGATTAAAGATGTGGTTACATCCGCGTATCATCGTTATTTCACTTTCGTCGTTGAATTCATCACGTGAAATTGGACATGTCGCGTTTACCGGAGACAAAATATTAGAAAATGTGGTATTTAATGTTGCGCGATTGATTTGTTCATTAGTTGGAGGACCGATCGTGCTTGATTCGGCATGTGCGCCTCTTGCGCCTGCGGCTAAATCAATCGGAAAAGTATAAAGCATCGAGAATATGTTCTGTCTTTGTTGACGTGAATTTTCGGTATCAATATAACGAGATACTAAGCGCGGCAAGACATCCCCGAAGCGTTGAACTGGACTATGACTTGGTTGTAATGGTGTGGAAGAAGTAGTACTAACAGCAGGAGCTGATTGCGGTGCCGGAACTGCCGGAACTGCCGGAACTGCAGGAACTGCCGGATTCCGACCATACTCTAATGCTCTGCGTATCTCTCGTTGATACGTATAGTCGGATTGACGATAATAAAATGTTTGTCGGGTAACTGCTCTTGTTATATTCTCGCGTAATGTCATCTCCATCCGTGTAAAAAGAGTATTTGAATTCACAATAAAGTCATTATATCGTTGAAGCAGAGAAGTGTATTCATCCATATATAACTGTTCATCTTCCACCGCATTATAATACTGGTTCAAGTAAAATCTCTCGTGTTGGTCTCGATCAACCACACCATCGCCAGTTTCAACATGTCGTTCGTCTGTTACATAAACGCGCCCACGGTCGTATCGCCGGTTTATCGAATTGTTTGACGCATCCCAATCATTCATACTATAAATAAATATATACTTGATTTACTTTCTATATCGGTTTCTATCGCGTGAATATGAATGAATAAATGCCACTTAAACATATTTTTTTATTACTTTATAAAGGTCGTTTTTATACTTGATTTCATTCCATGAGCCAACGATTTCCCGATTTTGTAAATAGGGGTATCACCGGACTTATGAATATGGGAAATACGTGTTTCGTGAATTCGTGTCTACAAGCATTATCCCATACATACGAATTAAACCGATTTTTAAACGACGAAAAATACAAGAAACATCTTACAAATAAACCCGACTCGGTGTTATTGAGCGAATGGGATAAACTTAGAACCCTTATGTGGAGCGAGAATTGTATCGTTTCACCGGGCGGGTTTATTGCCACGATGAAACAGATCGCGCGTTTAAAAAATCAAGAAATTTTCACACAATACTCACAAAACGATGTTCAAGAGTTTCTCGTCTTCATGTTGGACGCGTTTCATATTGCTCTTTCGAGAGAAGTGAATATGACAATAACCGGAAGTGTAAATAATGATAAGGACGTAATTGGGCGCAAATGTTATGAGATGATGCGTCAGATGTATTCTAAAAACTACTCTGAGATGTTAAACCTATTTTATGGAATACAAATGTCGGTGATTACGGATCTTCATGACGCATCAAAAGTATTAAGTATATCTCCTGAGCCGTTTTCGATTATATCGCTCTCGATACCCATCGTTGAAAACCCTGATACTGGAAAAACACGTATTCCGACATTATTTGACTGTTTTAGTCATTATTGTCAAGGAGAAGTGATGGAAGGTGACAACGCATGGTTCAACGACGAAACAAAGCAGTATCAAAATGTCAAACGAGGAATGATGTATTGGAGTCTTCCAAATATTATGATTGTTGATTTGAAGCGTGTTCAATTTACAGAACGTGGGGCTGAAAAGGTCACAATACCGGTTGAGATTCCATTAAAAAATCTGAATTTAACTTCATTTGTGAATGGATATAAACGTGAAAGCTATGTATATGACCTGTACGCGGTATGTAACCATCATGGGAATTTTAGTAAAAATGGTCACTATACCGCAACCATATGCACCGCCGATAATACATGGTATATGTTTAACGATGAAAACGTGAAAAAGGTGGAATTTACGAATGATACGATTACAAGTAACTTACCATACTGTTTATTTTATCGAAAACAACAGAATAAAACATAGTAGAATACATTATTATACCAACAATATATAGTGATATATTATTTTCATGTCGAATCAACAACCATCAAAAAATACACAAAATCCGGCACAAGCACCAGCACCCGCAAAAAGATCGTCCGATCCGGCTAGTGTATCGAGTGACGCTATGCGTGCGGGACTTCATGAAGTAAGTAGCATTTTCGATTGGATCGACGGTAATATTGATAAATACATTGACATGCGGGTTATTATTTTAATATGTGTAACTATTTTCATGATATATTTTGTCACGAATGCCTTAGCCGGTGGTAATTCCACGAATGATACCCAAGAAGCCACACTATTTGCCAACGTATCCATTATTGAAATATTTTTATGGGCGATTTTTATCGTGGTTGTCGTTGTGAATGGGTTTCAGTATTTCTTTAATACAAACATTACGACCGAAATATCGAATCTTCTTTCTACGAAGCCGGAAATCGTAATCTCTCAAACTCTGCCAGCTGAACCGGATGCTGTTGGCGGAGGCGGTGGTAGTGGTGATTTAGGAACAGGGCCGTCTCTCAAAATGCGGAAACAAGTTTTCCATATTCCAGCGAATGTTTATGACTATGATAATGCGAAAGCTTTGTGTGAGGCATATGGTGCTACGTTGGCCAACATCGACCAAATAGAAGAAGCGCACAAATCCGGCGCAGAATGGTGTTCATATGGCTGGTCCGATAACCAGATGATATTATACCCGACACAAAAATCGACATGGGAAGAGTTACAAAAGAGTACAGACCCTACGAAGAAGAATAGTTGTGGAAGACCCGGAATCAACGGAGGCTATATGAGCAACGCGAGTATGAAAGTAGGTGTAAATTGTTACGGTACCAAACCAGAGATTAACCCTGCGTCGTCGAAATTGATGTCGAGTATTCAAAACTACGAAGCGGGGAAAATGTTGGATCCGCTTCATGAGTCTCGTGTTCAGGAGATGAAGAACAAAATCAACGATGTTGTCGTTGCCCCCTTTAATAAAGGAGCATGGTCGTTGTTGTAGATGGAAAAATAATAATGAAATGTGTTATTAGAATAATTCATTTCATAATATATAGTATATAATGGGAGATGTTGTAAATAACGACTTAAATAATACATTCAAAATAACATTCGAGGATGGTTCATCTGTGTATAAAACTGGATCCGATTATACAAGTTCAACCGTTACAACAAGAGAAGATATTGCCGTGATATTTAACAACAAAGAAAATCAAGTCATTTCAATAGAAATAATGGTAGGGTGTAATATACCATTTTATACAAATAATACGAATTACAATACACAAAATGATCCATTAATAAATAAATATATAGCAAGTACCGGTTTATTATTTTCAAATTTACCAAAATTGACAAGGATTACTGTGGACCCTGTAAACTTGAATTTTTCTTCAATAGACGGTGTTTTATTTTCAAAGGACGGTTCAATATTGTATGCATATCCTCCTGGAAAAACATCAGACACATACGAAATTCCGTCACAGGTAACAAGAATAAATTGTTTATCATTCATGAAAACAACATACTTAAAAGAGGTAAAAATACCAAATAATAGTTCGACGGTTATTTGGATTGCTGCTTTTGCAAATGCTACTGGATTAACCAAAATAATGGTGCCAGACAATATCATCGCGATTTATCCATATGGGTTTGCGTTTTGTAATAATCTTACTACGATTACCCTATCAGACAAAACTATTCAATATGGCCCACATTCTTTTCTAGAATGTATAAGTTTAACGAATGTTTATTTTCCGAATTCTCCATCAAGATCAAACGTTTGGTTATATGAAGGTTGTTTTCGTGATTGTACTAAACTTACGTCAGTTCGTCTCCCGGATACTATTCAATTTTACAAAAATGGTAAAATGTTTTGGAATTGTTCAAGTTTATCTTCAATAAGGATTCCTGATGGTGTGACACTAATACCGGAGTCTATGTTTGCCTATTGTGAGTCATTAATTTTAGTAACATTACCAAATACTTTAACCGAGATAGATACTACTGCTTTCGTTTTATGTAAAAAATTAGAGTCAATTGTAATGCCAAGTTCATTAATAAAAATACGATGGGGGGCTTTTGGAGTATGTGTTAATTTACGAACAATAACCATTCCGAATACTGTAACTGAAATGAATAGCTGTTTTGGAACTTGTATCAAATTAGAAAGTGTAATTTTTCAAAAAGGTATAAAGTTAAAAACATTAGAAAATTCTATGTTTTATCGGTGTATAAGTCTTAAATCTATTATAATACCTCCATCTGTTGAAACGATTGGTGAAAATTGTTTCGCTGGAACACAATCATTAACTTCGCTGGTATTTCCTGAATCGATTACATCAGTTGCCTCCAACGCATTTTCGAAGGTATCTGTTCGTGATTACACATTTCAAACATTTAACGCTATTCCTAATCAATATCATCATGCCGGGTTGTTAACCTTATATATATCATCTCTTTCTTTGTTGTCTCGATTAGGATTAACAGAAGGAAACAAAGTATCATTATATGATGCGTCGAATGTTAATGTGATATTAATGTCGGTGCAAGCCCCATCACCAGCACCAGCCCCAGCACCAGCACCAGCACCAGCACCAGCACCAGCACCAGCACCAGCACCAGCACCAGCACCAGCACCAGCACCA